TTCAACATTGTAAGCCATAAGTCCCAGTCTTGAAATCTCTCTATCCTCTCATCAAATCCCCCAACCTCTACAAAATCTTTCTTCCTTACTAGACACATGGTAGATATATAGTTGTGGTCTTCTAATATTGTGGGGTTAAAGTCTATATCTCCATAAATAACCTCAGGATATCCCTCGTGATATGATACATAAGCACCGTAACTATATGCCTTATCAGGATTAAACATAAGAGCATTATACAGAGATGTTATTCCGTCATCTTCCCATTCAATATCATTATCACAAAACAAGATTAAATTACTCTTAGCTCTACTTGCTCCTAAGTTTCTAGCATAATTAGCTCCTTTCCATTCGTCAGGTACTTCTATCACCTCATAATCGTTAAAATCTTGCGTTTTAAGAGACTTTAGAGTAACTCTTGAGTCCTGACCCATCTTTCTAGGAATGACTATTGAAATCAATGGTTTTTTCATAGGAACCTCTCTAAATATTTAATTGGGTCTTCTTCTAATACCATTTGTTTTAGGTGATACTTCCACCCTCTGTTTATATTATAAGTACAAGACCTTTCTTCACCCCAAAATGCTTTAGCGAAATCGTGAGAAAAGATAACTGATTCATAAACATTATGATATGTAGCGAAATCGTATTTAAACCCTGCACCATCATCATACCCATTCTTAACTGCTTTCTCTATAGCTTTCTTTAATATTGTTTCTTTATTCATATTATTTAAAATGGTATGTCTTCTAGTGGCATTGGGTCTGTATTCTTAGGTTGTTCTGGTGCTGTCTGAATAGATTCTTCCTTAGATAATTCATTTCTTAATTCATCAGCTTCTTTAAAAAACCTAATTGTCTTATAAGTAGATGTTCCCTCTTTACCTTCTCTCTTCCAATCTACTATCTTTTCACTACAAGCTACCCCTACCTCTACAGATTGATTAGCTATAAACTGTTCTTCCCATTCAGACCTTTTAGCCTTAAATGTTTTATAAGCGGCAGTTTCTTCTCCATCTTTTTTCTTTAATGGTATAGAATAATGAGTTCCTTTAATATAATCGTCTACTTTTACAGCATATTCTTTCCATTTATTAGTGTTATTTCCCTTTTCAACGAGTTCTATCCCGTTAATCTTAATGATTTCCATTTTTAATGGTGACTGTTCCATATTATTTTGTTCCTTTCTTAGTTAATTTTGCTGGTGTTTTCTTAATATCTTCATATTTTATATCTAAATAATCTATTATAAGTTGTACTGCTTCTGTAAGGGTTGCACTTTTATGGATTTGTTCTAAATTTTCAACACAGGTAATATTATTCATTTTTGGTATATATACTCTTTTATTTTCTAACTCTGTAATCTCTTTTCTGTGTTCACATATAAAATCCCACATCTTATTCATCATCTTCCTTTTTGTAACATTCATATTATTTTACCTTTCTTAACTTATAAATGAGCCTTTTCTTACAAATTCATCATCTAGCTCTTTCTCAACAGCAGATAATTCAACCTCATCTATGATTATTTTAATGTTTTTAAATTCTTTTTCAAATTCTTCCTTAGAATCAAATATGATATTATAATATCCATATTGTTCTTTGGGGATTCGTCTTTCTATTTTCATAGCATTTTGATTTTCCTTTCTATCTCTTTTAGTTGTTCTACTATAATTTCTGCTTGTAGTTTAGTCATATTATTTCTCCTTGTAAGGATTTGGGTAGTCCTTATATAATTTATTATACTCTTTTACTGTTATTTCGGAAACAAGATGCCAACCCTCTCCGACCTTAAACTTCTTTTCATGCATTTCATCACAATAACATTCTTCACATAAGTATAACCCTCTAAGATATTCTGCTTTATAGGCGAGTTTCCTTCTCTTTCTTCTCTTACCCTCTGGCTCTACATAGTTGAATAATCTCCCACAACGCATACAATAAGAGGATTTACTCCTTAATGTATGTAGATATTCATATAGACTATTAGGTTCTGCTTTACCGAACTTCCTATAGTTGTCTTGATACTCTGTACAATTTCTACATAGATTAGAAAGGTTATCTTCATTCTTAGGTTCAAGTCTGAAATGACGGTTAGTCATTGTTCTGTTACACTTGTGGCATTGTTTCATATTTTTATTTGTTAATAATTCACTAAAAGGATGTCCCAAAACATCTAGCATTGTATTATTTTGGGAGCTTATAGTCGCCTAGGGCATATAATCCTTTGCTATACCAAGCTAGAATTAAGCTACTTATTAAGATAATTAATCCTAATGGTTGGATTCGAACCAACATCTTTTCAATGAATTATTTTAATTTATCAGCGTTCCTTTCGCTCTCCTTTTCTTCTTCACAGTCATCTGCCCATTTTATATCTTCATATTCATCATATAAGTCACTCATAATCTCATTCCAGTTAATATGAGTAATATGTTCACACTCATAAGACCTTTCTATTTTCTGGTCGTCTATTGTCACACATAAATTAATGTCCATATTAGCTTTTTAGTGGATAAAATATTTTAATCTCGTCTTCTTTCGCATCATAATATACTTTAGCAGTAGGAAAATCTATCTTTAATCTTTTTACTGTTCCTTCTATTGATTCTACCATATTATTTTAAACAATTATTAATCTCTTTTGTTTTCTCTATATATTCTCCCCCAATTAGTTTTAGGACTCTTTGGGTTGTTTCTCCTAATCTTTCTCCTTCTAACCATTTATATTGTAGGGGAGTTATTGTGTTAGCTACCATTAACTTTGTTATGTTACGATAGAACTCTACATCATTCATTTCTCTTATTTGGGTATATGTAAACTTAGTTAGTTTTTTTATCTTTGCTTCTTGTGTTTTGTTCATTGCAGTCGTTATCACTCCTTAATTAAATCTTTATTTTCATAAATATTTCCTATTACTTCACATTCTTTCCATCCACCTTCTGTCATATCTTCAAAATACCAACCATCATAATCCCAAACAACCTCAGCATTATGTTCTTCTTCACGAATATCACTATTATATCTAGAATATCCAGCATATACCTTAACAATATCCTCTTCATAAATCTCTACTCCATTCTTATCTTTAAGTCCTGTGTATTGTGTAAGAACAACATTTTGATTTGTATTTAATTTCCAACCTTTATTTTCATCACCAGAAGTATAATACTTACCTAAGGCACCATTTGCCCAAAGCCAATGCCTTTTTTCCTTATCCCAAGCTCTAAACTTTATTTCTCTCATATGTTTTTTATTTTATACTTTTCATAATGTTGTACCCAATTACAATTATCGCAATAATCCCATTCAGTAAAATAATAATGTTTCTCTAGCAACTTAGGATATATCTTCTCGTGTCTTCTCCTCTCCATCTTTCTTTCACATATTGGACATTTCATATTGTTACTGTTAATTAACACCCCCCCCTCCCCCATGGAACTAGTCTTTGCTCCCTTCTCCTCTTGCCCTGCCGAAGTAATAGGTTATTGTTGTGTTCCCCACCCAAGAATATGTCTTGGTCTTGTGGTAACTGTTAAATTGATACAATTTTATTACTTACTTCGTATAGGTATAAGAGTATGAAGTCCTGCGACTTTATGAGTGTCATTGTCCTCTCATAATAGAACTTGCAATTAGATTAATTATCTCAGTCATCAACCCGAAGGTTAATGACAAATTTCTCTCGTAATCTTTCCTAGGATACATATATCAATCAATTAAGATTGATGACCGAGATAACTATTTTCTAATTAATTATATTGTAGCATACTTTTGTTGTAGGGAAAAACTGTTATGGGGATAAGTATACTTTAGCTCTCTAATAATGGTCTATCAGACTCTAAAATATATCTATATCTTGTGTGTCCTTTCTCATTTGGTATATTTTCTATGATATTATTCTCTCTTAATTTTCTACAAGCTCTATCAAATGTTGAGGCTTTATATCCTTCATCAAATGCTAATCTTTCTAGTGTTCCCCCATGAACTATATCAGGATATCTATCATAAAGATATTGTCTTATGATATTATTTACACTCATATGTTTATTGTGTTAATTTATCCATTGATTCAGTTATCTCATTATATTTCCATTCCCTATCCCATTTCTTAGCTTCTTTTATTGTTTTGAATCCAGTAGTTATGGCATCATCATAAGCTCTTATAATTCCTTTCAATTCAAAACCCATAGTTTCTTTGTCATATTCCTTAATCTCGTGTGTAATTCCATTGTGATAAAACATATTTTTATATTATTTATTAAACTAATTCTAGTATAGCATACCTAAATTTAAAAGTCAAGTACTTTTACCCTCTTTATTCTTTTACCATATTGTAGTGCTCTCTCATGAGCATCTCCCCCATAACCAAAGAATATATCTATCCTATCTTCTAACCATTTAGCATGTCTATCTTTCACCACATAGATAACCCCATCAATCTCAACACGAGTACCAAATGACAGGAAATTACAAGCGATAGCCCCCACATGTGCAACCTCACCATTCGCCATAATACATAGAGGGTAATGACAGCTATCTAGCTCAGAGTAAGCAGTAGTAATAATATCCATTTCATAATAGTTAATGACGCTTTTGGTCGCCTCTCGGTTTCGAATTGTATCCATTCTTTTGTTGACTTCATCTATCTTGATAGTTGTATATTCGCTACAATAACTTATTAGAAGACAACACAACATACTTGAGTAAATAAAAAGGCGTAAACTAAAATGTTTACGCTTCTTATTTGTGTTAAATTGTATCTTTCTAATCATGCGACAAGCTTGATTATTTCTAAGTTCTACGGGGTAAAATGAGCATAAATTGTTATTGTATCTCTATTGCCCCGTAACATCTAAAAATAAAAACTCCACTAAAATAGTAGAGCTTTAATAGCTATTTGATAGACAAGCATTATCAATACGGCTAGTGTTATGATAGTACCTTGAATTATAGTGTCCTTATTTTCCCTGTAATATCTCCTTAATTTTCTTTTGTTAACAAGCATGTTTTTGTTTTAGTTTATAAAGTTTTTATTTTATAAAGTGAAGAAGGAATATAATGTATAAAACACTCCAAATCATACTAATTTTACATATTATTTTAATAGTTTTTTCTGTCTTTTTATTCATATATTTTTATGTTAAATTAATACTAGCAATTAGATAACTTTTAGCCTCTTTGCTTTTTAAATATTTAGTTGAGCAATTATCACATCTAGCAATACGATTAATTGTTTTTGTTGCTTTTTCGCCACAATTACATTTCATACTATTATATTTATTAATTAATTCTATTGTTAGCACTATAACTTGATATAATGCTAACTAAGATTTAATTATAATACATTATCAGCATATTGGTTTGAATATGTATATCCATATTCCTTTAACTCTTTTAAGTGCCTTGCTGATAACTTGTCTTTATCAATGCTACCTTCCTTCATTGTCTTTAATACAGTTGCTTTATATCCATATAAAGCTGGTACTATTCTAACTTTTACTTTATCCATATGTTTGTTCCTTTCTTATTTAAAAATTAAACTTTATTTACCTTAATTTAATAGTAGCATAGATAACAAAACAATGCAATAGCTAACTGTTGATAACTTTTAGATCTAGATAAGATACTTTATTTTATACTTAACACGATACAAGTATCAAGTCAGGTAATTCTATCGCCTTAAATCGCCTTAGGATTGTCCATAATTTAACTAAACACCATAAATCACTAATAACTTACAGTTTATAGGATAGTATAGGATAACAATACAATACTACTAAGCTACTCATGAGCTACAAATCCCCTCATAACTTAAGTATAATATGTATGTATAGTATAGGTTAGACAATAACCCCCCTCCAGTATGTATCCATACAGTTGGTTGTTATATCTATTGTATACAGGACATACACACACACACTACACTATTGAATAGGCATAGAGGGGGGTAAAGCCCAAGTTACTTCTTGTATATATTTTATATAGAGATATAAATAAAACCATCTAAACACTATACTTAACACACACAATAAAGAGGTCTTTTTACCCCATATATCAAAGAATAACGAAAAGGGGGCGATATTAGAGATTTGTCAACCCCTAATCATTTACTATTAGAGGGAAAAGAAAATGACCAACTCTAAATACACGGGGTATTTGTGCACTATTTCGTGTTATAATATAACTTAACAGTGTATAGGCACTAAACAACATATGCTTAACGGACTATATATACTATACTAGAAACATAGGGCGATATAGAGAACACCTATTTGACAACATTGAGAAAATAGTATATAATTGAAGCATAGTTAATTTTCAATTAGGAGATAGTGTCCTATGATATAGGTAATCGGAGTGTTAGTTCGCTACTATCTGAAGATTATCACGACACTATTTCCTCAGCTGAAAGTTAATTAAATAAGTAATATAAAAGAAATGGGACACAAGAACATATTTAGAAAGAATGTACCTCTAAGTGAGTATGCATTGAATCAATCACGTGAAGACCAAAAGGAATGTAAAAATAGCTAATATGGTAGAGCCAACAGATAAACAAAAAGAAGCCGCTGATATAATCATAGCACAGAAAGTAGTTAAAAAGGTTAATAAAGGTAAGGCTTTAAAGGAAGCAGGATATAGTGATAGTGTATGTAAGACCCCTAAACTTGTAACAGAGTCTAAGGGATTTTTAGCTTATATGGATAATAGTGGATTAACAGATGAGAATCTAGCAGCATACCTAGCAGCAGATATAGAGAAGAAACCAGGTAATAGACTAGGAGAGCTTAAACTAGCTATGGAGGTGAAAGGATTAAAAGAGAACAATATCAATGTTAATATGCAACAGGCAGACGATACGTTCGCTTTAATGAAGAATATAATAGAGGGAGACACAGATGGAGAAAAAGAAGAAGTTTAAAGATGTTAGTGATTTAAGTAAAGCGTTTTTAACTTATGACCAAGCAGCTGGTAAAGACATACCAGTGACATTCGGAGAAGGACAAAAGAAGATATTTAATACTATAGTTCAAAGAAGACATCCTTACGTACATTGTATGACTTATACACAGTATGGAAAGTCATTCGCTGTAGCATCCGCTGTATTAACTAGAGTATTGACACACCCAGAGAAGTGGGCTATTATCGCACCTTCACAACCTAAAGCTATGATTATAATGAAATATATCATAGAGTTTTGTAATAAGAATGAAGCATTTAAAACAATGCTTGAAATAGAAGAGGGTAGTAAGAAAGGTAATAGACTACTACGGGAAACAAGTAAGAGAAGAATAGTGTTTCGTAATGGGGGAGAAATATTTGTTCTATCCGCTGATAACAGAAACAAGGCAGCAGCAGGTGAAGCTCTAATGGGATTCGGTTCTCCGAACATCGTATTAGATGAGAGTTCACTAATAGATGATGATGTATATAGTAAAATTAAACGTATGCTTGGTGGACATAAAGACCATTTTATGTTTGAGATTGGAAACCCTTTTAAAAGGAATCATTTTTGGAGAAGTAGTAATGATGAAGACTATTCACACATAATGGTAGATTGGCAACAAGGAGTTAAAGAAGGAAGAATAGAAGAGAAGTTTGTAGAGAGCATGCGTAAGGAGTTTGACTTCGGAGTTATGTATGAAGTTAAGTTTCCAGAAGAAGAAGACGTTGATGTAGATGGATGGACTATCCTTTTAAATGAGAGTGATATTAAGACAGCTTTTAGAGATTCAGACCCAAATGCTTATGGGGAGAAGCGTTTAGGTGTGGATGTAGCTAGAAGTGGTGGTAACTATAATGTATGGGTTTTAAGAACAGCTAACTATGCTGAGATTATAGGAAGAACCACAACAGACAACTTAATGGATATTGTAGGTATGACTAAAGACTTCGCTGAGAAACATGGAGTCACAGATAATAATATATTCCTAGATGCCACTGGAATGGGAGCAGGAGTATATGATAGATTTAGAGAACAGAATTGGAATATCTCTGGAATCAATATGGCTGAGAGTGCCCTTGATAAAGAGAAGTATGTTAATATAAGAGCAGAAGCATATAAGAGAACTAGAGACTGGCTTAAAGCTGGTGGAACAATCAATAGAGATGCTAGATGGCTTGAATTATGTGACATACGATACAAGACACGTAGTAATGGAAAGATTCAAATAATAGATAAATTAACGCTTAGAAAGCGTAACATAAAATCACCTGATGTAGCTGACGCTTTAATGCTAACATTCGCTAGACCAGATGAAACAATGAGCCTCTATAACATAAAAGCGGCTAAAGTAAAACAAAGTAAACAACCAACATATGAGTAACAAACAAGAACATGAAATATTCGGCTTATTGAATAATGACATAGCTGATTATGAAGAACCTAGTGGAGTTGAAATCACAGATGGATATTTTTTTAATATGAAGGAAACTATTAATAAGATAGAACTTTATAGAGCATCAAAGTTTAAATCTGGTGATAGAGATTCACAGGGAGATAAGAAATTCTTTTATAATATAGTTAATCCTCAATGTGGTAATGCCACAAAGAATATTGACATAGATAGAAAAGATGTTAGAGTAAAAGCTAATGATGGAAACCATAGAATCCAAGCTATGATTTATAACGAAGAACTAAAATATTGGATGAGAGAAAATAATATTGGATATCTTTTCAATAAGATTTCAGAAGAACTACCTAAATATGGTAGCGTAATTATAAAGAAAGTTAAAGATGATGTCAAATTCATACCAATGAGAAGATGTAAATTTGACCCAGCAGTTAATAATGATGAGAACAATTATAATATTCAATCAAGCTATTTCATAGAAGAACACTATTATCAACCAGACGGATTAAGAAAGATGGTAAAGAAAGGTTGGGATAAGAAAGTAGTAGATGAGCTTATTGAGAATATGAGAAAGAATCAGGATAATGATATACTTGTATATGAGTATTACACTGAAATGCCTAAGAGCGAAGGAAGTGATACTTATGAAATGAGTGTAGCTTATATGTCAATGATTGATGTTAAAACCGATAAGGGTAAATCATTTAAAGGTAACAACACTAAAACAGGTAAGTTATTATTTAAAGGTCCTGTAAAGAAAATGCCTTATAAGAAAATAGATTATCTTACAATAGAAGGAAGAGGATTAGGTTTAGGAATAATTGAGATGTTATTTGACCCACAACAGAGAAAGAATGAAATGGCTAACCAGAAGGCTAAGTCAATGAAACTTTCATCTAAACACATCTTCCAAACAAGAGATACAGCAGTAGAAGGAAATATAATGACAGATGTAATGGATGGTGACGTACTTAAAGTTAATAGTGAGATTACTCCACTAGCTAATGAAGAAAGAAATTTAGGAGCATATGCACAAGAAGAAGGAATATTATCAGACATAATTAGAAGTAATGCTAACGCATTTGAGATTACAACTGGTGAAGGATTACCTAGTAGAACTCCATTTAGATTAGGAGCATTAATGAATCAAAACGCTGGAAAGCTATTTGACTTTATTAGACAAAATATATCTATGTTCTGGGAAGAGGTATTGACAGAATGGATACTTCCTAGTTTTGATGCAGAGATGATTAAAGAACACGTCTTTGAAATACAAGATATTAAAGTAATTAGAGCAATAGTAGAAAGAGATGTGAATAGGAGAATGAATGATGCCGTAGCTAAATATACAGTTAAGTTTGGTAAATATCCTACAATAGAAGAAGAAGCTGCATTAGAAGAAATTATGAAAGCTCAAGTAAGTGATATAGAGTTTGCTGAAATTATAGAAGGTTATTTAGACTTTGAAAAGAAAGTTTATATTGATATTAGTGGAGAACAAGACCCAATACAAGAAGTAGAGACATATACAAATATGTTAATGCTAATGGCACAGAATCCAAACATTTTACAAGACCCATCATTAAGAGATATGTTAGAAACATTAATGGCTAAGACGGGAATACAAACTAATTTAGGTAATGGAGGTGGAGCAGCACCACAAGCACCACCTGCACAGATAGCAGCAGGAGCACCAGGAGCTGGAACACCAGGAGCACCACAAGCATAATTATATGAACGATTTAACAAAAAAAGCAATACAGAACTTCTCTAACTCAGCACAATGGGAGATTATTAAAGATGGATATTTTATACCATTATTACAGGAAATTGAGAATGTTAGAAAACCTCTTAAAATAGGAGACCAAGTTATTGATGCAGAACACGCTTATTATGCTAAAGGATTAACAGCAACAAAATTACAAGAGATTATAGATACTATAGATAGAGCAAAACCAAGTTTAAATCAAACCTCTAGCGAGGATTTTGAATAGGAGAATAAACTCCCTAAAATTAATTTAATCACTAAAGATTTAAAAATGGAAGAAGAAACAAAGGTAGTTGACGACCTTACAGTCAATGATGAGCAAACATCAGAAGAAAGCAACGCTAACGAGGGAGAGCAGAAAGAAGGACCTTCTAAGGAACTTCAATCAGCAATCGCTCAAAAAGAACACTTCAGAAAGAAATATGAGGAAGCAATTTCTCATAACAAAACTGAAGAAAAACCCGCAAAGGAAATGATAGTAAAAGAAGTCGACACTTCTAGTCTAGAGGCAAAAGTAAAACTAATAGAATTTGCTCAGACACATGGGGATATTCAAGGTTCTGACATAAAGGAAATCATGGACATCGCTAAGACAAAGGGCATTACACCAGACGAAGCACTTGAGTTACCAATGATTAAAACTCATTTGGAAGCACAAGCTAAAGCTAAGGCTGTAGCTGATGCCATGCCTGATAGTTCAAGAGGTTCAAGAGGAACTCCTGAAAAACCTGTGAAAGAAATGTCAAGAGACGAACACGAAAAATACTATAATGACCTAACGGGAAACTAAACAAAGTAAGAGAAAAAACAATTATATGGCTATAGGAACAAACCATTATAGTGGTACTACTCTTGCTGGTGTTATTCCAGAAATTTGGACAAGTAAGTTAAACGATTTTTATCGTGCAGCTCTCGTCACAGCTAACTTTTTCACAGATTTATCTAGTGAAATTGATGGTGGTGGTGATATTTTCCACATACCTACATTTGCAGAAATGACTGCTAATGCTAAGGTTATTGGAAGCACAATAACATTGAACGAAACAACTGTTACAACAATCGACCTTACTGTTACTACTTGGTATGAGACTTCATTTATAATTGAAGACCGACCAGGTAGAACAATGAAACAAAGTTACTCAACTCAAGAACGAATGGCTAAAAATGCTGGTTATACAACTGCTGCTGTTTACGAAGATGCAATTATTGCATTATTCGCAAGCTTCACTCAGACAACTGGTGTTTCTACATCTAAATTACTTGATAGTGCTGTAAGAGCATCTATTGAATATCTAGATTTAGCTAACTCTCCTCTTGATGACAGAGCTTTTTTCCTACACCCAACACAATTCTGGAGCATGCAAGCCGATGACAAATTTGCCCTAGCAATTAATACAGCTGGTGCTGACCCAATTATGAAGAGACCTAATGCTCACCTATACGGAATTCCTGTATATATGAGTACTAGACTACCTGCAATTTCTGGTGTCAGTGGAGTTGGTAAAGTTAATTGCCTAGCTCACAAAGACGCTATCGCTCATGCCTCAACACCTGTAAGATTACAAGCTAACTATATTCCTGAATACTTAGGAATTTTAGTAACAGCTGACGTACAGTATGGTGCAGTAGAGAATAGAGATACATCTGGAGTTTATATTAAAACCTCAGCTTAAAATATTTCCTTTGAGTACTCGCTAGTCCGAGATACTCAAGGACTGGAAGGAAACAATTATGACAGTAAAAACAAACATAACCAGTAGAAGAAGGTCTATTACATTACCTGATGGCAAAGTAATAGAACTAAAACCTGGACAAAGTGTAAGAGATTTCTTTAAAAGGAAATAAGATGAGAGACTTAAAAATATCTAGGAATCGCCTAGAAACAATTAGGAGACTAGATAAAGAGAAAAAGAAGAGAGAACTAAAAAATAAAGTAGACAAATATGAATAACGTTTACATTGTTGGTGGGGACTATATGGGATGTAATTATCTCAGATGTTGGCTTCCAGCATTATACAATGGATGGAACTATAATTTTAGAGGACTTGGTAGAACAACTAGAGTTCCAGTAGAAGAGACAATGAAAGGATTGGCAAGTGCTGATGTTATAGTATTCCATAGACCAGAGAATGTTCAGCATCACAGAGCAGCAATAGGCTTAAAAGAACAAGCTGCATTAGAGGGAAGAGAAGTAAAGATAGTTTTTGATAACGATGATACATTTGAGTTAGATAAAGACCATCCATACTTTTCAAGTGAACAACTTAGTAAAGAGGAATTACAAGAAAGGTTAGAACAGAAACAAAACTTATTAAATAACTTTATATTAAATTCAGACCTTGTCACAACAACAACTGAGTATCTTGCTAAGGAATATAGAAAGATTAATAAGAACGTTGTAGTGCTACCTAACTGTGTTGACCCAGATGACTGGACAGAGGTACCACAAAGAAATGAAGGAGACAAGGTTAGAATAGGATTTACTAATTCAGTAGCATATGAACAAGATTATCAAGTTATAGGCGACCTTATAAGAGAACTAGATGAAGACCCTAAAGTTCAAGTAGTATTATTTGCACTTGACAAAAAAGAGAATAGATGGAAAGACCTTAGAAGTACTAGAACATTTAAAGAAGAATATAAATTCTGGGATAGTCTTAAAAACCTAGAACACGTAGAATGGGTTGAGATGGAAGACTATATGGACACATTAGATGACCTTAAATTAGATATATGTCTTATTCCTAGAAAAGATAGTAAGACTAATAAGGCTAAATCTAATCTAAAGTTTTTAGAATCAGGGATGTTAGAAATTCCTGTGATAGCTTCTAAGTTTGAAGACGGACCATACAACGAAGACATAGATGGAGAGAACGGTATATTGATAGATAACGACCCAGTAAAATGGAAAGAAGAAACATATAGGCTTATTAATGATAAAGAGTTAAGACGAAGTATGGGAAAAAAAGCTAAGGAATATACATTAAAAAATTATCATATAAAAGACCACTATCAAAAGTGGGAAGAAGCATACGAAACGCTTTATAAATAATATAAAAAATATGAAAGAGGACATTAAGGTAAAGGATTTAAAAATCATTAGAAATGTTGATGTTTTAAACCCAAAGATAGTAAAGATAATGAAACAGCGTGATGAGCTAGCTAAGAAAATAAATAAGTTTTCTAAAGACATAGAAGATACTCAAAGAGAACAAAGAAAGCTAGGTTTGAAAGCAGAGAGGCTTAAAGAGAAAATGAAACCATTGGTAGATATAGAACTCAAGAAGTTCCCTACAAATCAATGGGAACAACTAACTCAAGTAAAGCTAGGAAAAGACAAAGTAGTATTTGAGATAGTAGACTTTATAGAATCTTATAAGGGAAAATTACTAGAACAAAAAAAAGCTAATGGAAAAAAACACTAAAAACATAATAATCTTTTTAACTAATCTCTGGAGAAAGGTACAAGATTTTACCTTTAAAACAGAAGTTATTAATCAGATTGAAATACCTGAGGTAAACATTCCTGAGGTAAACTTCCCTGAATATCCTAGTGATATTAGGGTTAACAATATAGATGAAGTTAAGAGGACAATAGAGGGCAACACCGACAAGGTGCTTGCCTCTTTGTCTAAAGAATTGAAGAATTTAATACCAAAAGACAATAATAAGAAGGTTGTCAAAGAATTGAGAGAACTAGGAGATGTATTAGATGTAAAAGATTTAACGCCAGAAGTAATAGCAGAATTAAAGAAGATTGTCAAGCTATCAAATAGAAAAGATGTAGATTTAACTACAATAGAGAATTCACTAGAATCACTAAAATATATACTAGGTGAAGTAAAGAGATATGATGAGATTAAAGTTAGACTACCAGATAAACAAGTAAAGAAGTTATCAGAAAGTATGGCTACTTCTTATGTTGCTATGGGAGCTAAGAACGGGACAGCTACAGAATCAACACAGAAAAAGATATTAAATGCTGTAGGTGGTGGAACTGATGTATCACTTGGAACTTCTACTGCTGTTTCAGTAGGGGCAACTTCAACAACAATAATAGCGTCTAATGCAAACAGAAAGAGTATTACAATAGTCAATGATAGTGATGAAGAAATATATCTAAAATATGGAACTACTGCTGTTATGAATAGTGGTGGAAGATTAAATGCAAAAGGTGGAACACTAGAAGAAGATGATTATACTGGTATTATAACTGGTATTAGTTTAAGCGGAACTAAAAATGTAACAGTAACAGAATTAGTATGAATATAAATAATCCAACAGACACATCTGTTTTAGTGACCAGACCTGAATGGTATCAAAACGGATTTAAAGATGTTGATGGGGGTAACACAGATGATGATGTCGAAGTCACGTTTGTCGATGGTACTAGAACATTATCTGTTGGTCCTAAAGCACCATTAACTTCTATTGATTATTACCGAATGGGATATAAGTATTCTATTACAACCCCTCTCACTGTAACATTGGATGACGAAGATGGGTTGTGGGTATTTTATATCAATTCAACTGGGTTAGTTTCTTTGAAGAATCCTAGTCACGATGAAGTTGATGATGTGATAGAAAAAACAGCAATAGTAGCTTATGTACAATGGGATGCCACTAATAATTTAGGTAAGTTAATGTGGGAAGTACACGGAATGAATATGTCACCTGCTACTCATCATTGGTTGCACGATAATATTGGAGCAGTTTATAGAGAAGGAATGGCATTATCTGGAATGACTGTAGATACTGGAGGAGATTTAGACTCAGATGTTCAATTCGCTGTTTCTGAAGGTAAGTTTTATGATGAAGACATAGAACATTTAGTCACAGCAATTACGGCAGGAGATAATTATGATGTGTGGTATTTAGATGGAACTGATTGGAGATGGACTAATACAGATGTTCCTGGAAAACCAATCAGTGCAGGGAATAGAGCAGCATGGAATGATGCTGGAACTCAAACAGAAGTAGATAATAACGATTTCTACTTAGCACATATTTTTGCAACTAGTATTATGCCTAATGCTGGTGGAACTACTAGAGAATATATATTTATACAAGGTCAAGGAGAATATAATACTAAAGGTCAGGCTAGAGCAGGTGCAGATGTAGAAATAAACAACTTGGTTTATGGAACATTACCTTTAGAAGAAGTTGTTCCAGTTGCAACAATAATTTTACAAACATCAGGTGGGCACGATAACTCAATTAAATCAAGGGTAATATCTACAGATTCAGGAGATGATTTTGTTGACTGGAGAGGTTCAGACCTTAAAGCAAGTGGTGGAAGTATATCAGACCATGGAAGTCTTGCAGGATTATCAGATGATGACCACCCTCAATATTTATTAGCAGATGGAACTAGGGCTATGACTGCTGATTTAGATACTGGTGGATTTGATATAGTCAATGAAACAAAAGTAACTCACGCAACAATATTACATCCATTTACTGCTTATGGTATAGATACTCAAATACCTCTATTCAGAGCCAAAGAAGATTTAACAGTTACCAAGATAGATGTTTCTTTAGATGCTACAGGAAATCAAGTAGCAGGAGATTTAAAACAAGCTTCAGATTTGACTTCTTATACATCAGCTGCAGTAATAAATGATTTTGATACTACAAGTGGTGTTAGAGTAGATACTACAATAACAACAGGAGCAGTAGCTCAAGGGCAGTGGGTATATTTAGATTTTGATTCAGAGCCTAGCACAGACATTACTTATATGTGCATTAACATACATTGGGATTATGACTAATAAAATAATTTTATGGTAAAAATAACAGTAAAAGAAGAAGGAAAAAAAGCCAAAATTTTAGAATCAGATTCATTTTTTGTATGGACTGATAAAGGAGCTATGTGGAAAGGAGTGGATACTCACATAGCTAAAGTTTTAGAAATTCACGCAGAATTAATAATTAAGAAGTTTAAAGAAAGTATATTAAATGCCAATACCAAGTGATGTAATTTTAATATGGACTGGAACACACGCAGGGATTCCAGCAGGATATAGTAGAGAAACAGATATGGATAGCAAATATCCTCTCGGTTGTTCTTCTGGTGATACTACTGGTGGTGGAACTGGTGGTTCTTTTACTCATACTCATACTGTTCTTGCACTTCATACTCATAGCTTCACACTTGGACTCTCTGGAGAGAAAGAAATAAGTTATAAAGGAAGAGGTAGTGATACTGGAGTGACTAAAGAACATGTCCATAGGTCATCAAATACTGGGGTAGCTTCATCTGTTACTTATCAAACTGGTTCTTCAGAGCCATATAATTACGAAGTTATATTTATAAAAAGTGCTGGAACACACGATATTCCAGAAGATGTAGTTGGTTTATTTGATGCAGACCCAGGAGGAGATTTCGTATTTTGTGATGGTGATAGTTCAACTCCTAGTCTAGCAACTAGATATTTAAGAGGAGCAGGAACAGGAGAAGATGCTGGTGGAACTGGCACGAGCTTACATTTACACAATGCTTCAGGAACTCATACTCATATAAGTGCAAACTCTGGTCCAGTTGGCGATGAGGGCAGACCAAAGACCGATTTAACTGGAGGGTCTGGTATATCACACGATAGACATCAACATATATGTGACTTTTCTGCTGGAACTGTTGGACAGCTAACAGGTGAAGCTAATGCTCAAAAATATAGAACTTACTACGCTTTTCAAAATCAAGGTTCTGCAATAATACAAGATGGAATTATAGGAATGTGGAAAGGATTAAAATCTGCTATTCCTGAAAACTGGGCAGAAGAAACATTGATACAAGATAGATTCATTAAAAACCCAACAACATCAGGTTCATCGTTACAATCTGCTGGAAATAATACACATACCCATTCACAAACATCTCATAGTCACGCAGTAGGTGTAAATCAAGATGTTGGTATAGAAGAGAAAGAGGAAATTAAGTCAACAATGCCAGAGCATAAACACGATGGAACTGTAGATAATACTACTGTAACAGTTACCTACGGAGCAACTTTACCACCATACATAGATGTATTCTTTATAAAATATACAAGTCCAATATTTAGTCAAGTAATAACTTGTACAGCATAAAATAAATAAAAATATGGAAGAAATAACAAATCAAACACTACACGAAATTCTTGTAAGAGTAGAAGAAAAAGTAACTAAAACAAATGGTAGAGTCACTTGTCTTGAAAGTTGGAAGAATAAAGCTACTGGAGCATTGATTATAATGAATATTATTCTATTACCAATTTTATATTCAGTAATAAAAAAAAGCTATATAGGAGGCTAAAATGTTATATTTAATAGGTATATTCCTCTTTTTATATCTGTTACTAGATAAAACAACCTTGGTAGATATTATCAAGGAAAGGAGGATGAAATGGAAGAAGTGATAAATTTGATATTATTTGGTATTATATTCATAATACTCACCGTAATAGGTTTAATATCAGAGGAGAAAAAATGAAAGAGAGTAATTGTCATTTCACTTGCATCAGAAGTATCTGGTGTAAAGAATGTCACGAGACAGTATTACACGAAACAGGAATAAACCTTGTAACCAAAGACAAGGTAAAAATGTGTATAAAATGCAGTACTATTACCATAACTGGTAAAGGAGGACGTGATGGCAAAGTTAACTAATAACATTAACTATATGTCAAAAGAGAGGAAGTATGAGAAGGTGTTATTCGTACCAGATATACACGCACCTTATCAAGACAACGCAGCCATAAGGGCTTTAATAGCCTTTGGTAAAGAGTTCAAGCCTGATAGAATATTTCTAATGGGTGATGTCATAGATTTCTATGCTCTATCGTCTTTCAGCAAAGACCCTATAAGAGCTATGAAACTACAGAAAGAAATTGATGAAGCTGTAACAGTGCTTCGTATAATCAGAAAAGAATTTCCTGATGCAAAGATTGACTTTGTAAAAGGTAACCACGAAGCTAGACTTCAAAGATACCTTTGGAATAAGGCTTCAGAACTATCTGGATTAAGAAACCTAACCGTTCCTAATCTGCTAAAATTTGAAGAACTTGGTATCACATATCACGATATTGGAAGAATGAACTATCGAGGAAAGGTAGTAAAACATGGTAACTTAGTAAGAAAGTTCTCTGCTTATACAGCAAAAGGTGAATTAGAATCAGTCGGTATATCAGGAGTATCTGGTCATACACATAGAGCTGGTTTCCATTTTCATACAAACGAAGGTGGTAAACATTTCTGGTTTGAATGTGGATGTCTCTGCAAACTTAAAGCAGAATATATGGAAGGTAAAACACCTAACTGGCAACAGGGGTTTGGAATCGGATTTTTTAAATTAGGTTCTGCTAAATGCAACTTACACTTCGTACCTATCATTGGTGGTACAGCATTATACGGAACAAAAGAATACTTTGGGAGGAAAAAATGAATGAACTCAAAGCTGGTGATGAACTAACTGAGGATGAACTCAAAGCATTAGGTTGGACATATGATTGCAACATTGCAGCAGGATACATCTCCTTTGAAAAAGATGACAAAGTAATGTTTTATCATAGAGGAGATTGCAGAATCTTCTCAATAATGGATAAACCAAAATTCACGTATCCTTAATAGGATAAAAAACTAAAAAAATGGGGTGGCAGCGAAAGCGTAAGTCCACTCAAACCCTAATAGTTAGTTTCCAGTTAATTATTAAAATCAAAAGGTCAACCTATTGCACGGTGTAAAGTGCTAGAAGCAGTTAGTCATAATCTGCTCTAATAATTAACAAGCTGAAAGCTAACTATTAAAATTCAAACATATGGATAAAATGAAATATGGTTTTATAGATAAGAGCAGTCCGAAAGATTGGTATCAAAATTTAGGTTCTAATAAGGTTAAAGAAGTACTCTTTCCATCTGGAAACTGTGAACCATTTATACCTAGGTGGGAATCTCAGATAGGTCTGTATGGCGACACAATGGCTTGTGTGACGTTTTCAGCGTTAGACTGTATAGAAACTACTCTAGCTAAAATGGGAGAGAATGATTCAATAGTAGAAGGATTATTAAAGGTACTAGAACTATATGATGATAATGGAGATATAAATTGTAGTGATAGATTTATAGCTAAACTATCAGATACAACTCATAGTGGTAATTGGTTTAGTAAAGTAGGAGATGCTATAAGAGATTATGGATTATTACCAGAAAAATATTTAGATTTTCCATATAAACAAAGAACACCAGTATTTACTTGGGATGATTATTATGAAGATGTAACTGTAGAGAACTTATCAAAAGGTTTAATGTTTAATAAATTCTTTGAAGTAACATATACAAGAGTACCTGTCAATCAAATAGATATAACACAACAATTAAAGTATGGACCGATACAAGTTAGTTATAGTACAAGTAGTCCAATAACAGACGGAACATATCAAAACAATATAGCATATCACAGTCCTAATCACGCTATAATGATTTATAAAGTAGAGAGTGATGGAACAATTTTAGGATTAGACCACTACGAAAGAAATGGACATGGACATATTAAATTTTCACCTGACTTTCAATTTGGACATTCAGGTTTACAATATAATATAATACTTAAACAATTTGAACAAATGCCTATGAATATAAAAGAAAAGCAAATGTATCTATTAGTAGAAGGTAGTAGTCAACACTTAGCATTAGGTATAGATGGTAAACTAATGTTATTTAAACAAGATACAGAGTGTATGGTTAACTCTAACTGGAAAAAACCAATAGGAGTCGGCATAAGCGATTGGAACAGTGTAGAACATATAAACTCTAAGAGAGAACCAATAGAAGATTAATAATAAAAAAAACATGAACAAAATTGTAACATTCTTAACAGGAAAAAAGACATACATAGTATCAGTGCTAGTTGCTGTGTATACGGTTTTAAAAGCATTTAATATAATCAATACAACACCAGAACAGGATGTAACTGTATATGGGCTATTAGCAGCTCTCTTTGGTGTAGCATTAAGAAACGCAAAATAATATGAAACAAACAATCTTTGTAGCAATACTCACTCGTGGAATGGTAACAGACCAGGTAGCTAACGAAGTCATAAGATTGGTAATGGTCGGTACAAATCATGGATATGATGTAAAAACATTATTTTCTAACAGACTAGGGGTGGATGAGAACAGAAACTTTATAGTACAGGAGTTCTTAGAAACAGAAGCAACTCATCTTATAATGATGGATGAAGACAATCCCCCAAAAGACTGTAACTTATTTGAACTAATAACGGAAGATAAAGATTTAATATCTTTACCAACACCTATATTAGCAAAGAATAACGTTGTAAAATATAATGTTTATAACAAAAAGAATAAACAGTATCGAGCATTAAAGAGCGGACATGGTTGGCAAATGGTAGATAGAGTCGGAGCTGGCTGTATTATCATGAGACGAGAGGTATTAGAACACATGAAAACACCATTCTCTAGTATATTAGATAAAGAAACTGGATGCAAAACAACTGGAAGTGACCTAGCATTTAGTGACAGATGTAGAGATGAGGGATATGGTATATGGGTTAATTGGGATTACAAATGTTCCCATTACAAAACATTTGATTTACTCAACAGCAAGAAATTAGACGTAAGAATCTAATTGAATTCTGATAGAGAGGGGACGTGGTGGTTTATGGTGGAGTCCTCTCTAATTAGAATTTAATATAAACAATATGGCAACAACATGGAGCGAAAGGTCAGCAATCTCTACAACTTGGGAAGGTAATTTTCTGTTAGATGAAGTAGAAGACTATATCTTATTAGAAACTGGAGGAAAGATTATAATTGAAAAATCTCTAGTTGGAGTAACACCATGGACGGAAAGAGTTTCCCCTTAATAATAACATAAAAATATGGCAGATAGAAAAATAACGGAATTGACAACACTAGCAACAGTAGCAGATGGCGACTGGGTTGCTGTTGTTGATATAACCACAGGAATAACTAAGAAAGCTACTAAGGCTAGTTTTAAAGGTGACACTGGTGCTACTGGACCTACAGGTCCCACAGGACCAACTGGTCCAACAGGTCCAACTGGAGCACAAGGTATTCAGGGTACAGCCTCCACAGTAGCTGGACCAACAGGACCTACTGGTGTTCAAGGTATCCAAGGAACAGCATCAACTGTTGTAGGACCTACAGGAGCACAAGGAACTCAAGGAATACAGGGAACAGCAGCACAATTTACTGGACCTACTGGACCTACAGGAATACAAGGAATACAGGGTACTGCTTCAACTGTAGTCGGACCTACTGGAATTACAGGACCTACAGGAGCAACCCCAAGAATAGCTGATGACCATGGAACTGGAAGAACTGATATGATAGTTAATGTAGCATATGGAGTAGAAGCAACAGCACCAACAGCAACAGATACAACAGAAGGTTCAATTTATTTAACTTACACAGTATAAAAATAATATGGCAGACGGAGACATAACAAAAATAAACGATTGGACTGGTGCTGGATTATCAACCGACGAACAACCACAATCGTTAGCAAAGCTTACATCTAAATTGTTTGTTGTAGCTAATAAAGATTATGTACTTACTTTTTCTGTAGATGATAATTTTGATAATATTACTTTAGTAGACTCACTAGACCATGATGCGTCTACTTCAAATTATGCTACCGTTGATGCTATAGATGAAACCCACTTTATTATTGCATATAGGCAATCTACTGGAACTGCAAGCGGATATACTAAAACATTTAGCTGTGATGCTGACGGAGACAATATAGCTGAAATAGCTAGTTTAAAATTTGCAGATGGTGAAAGTCCTGAATTTTGTGCAACTGCTGTAATAGACAGTACTCATCACGCTATTGCATACAAAGATTCTAGTAATAATTATCAATTAAAAACATTTAGTTTTGATGGAAGTTATGAAAATATAGCATTAGAAGATACACATCAATTTAGTACTACTAATGGATTTCCTCCTAATTTGATTAAAATTGATGCTACACATCTTGCTACATTACACTATGATGGTTCTAATAATACTTTGACAACATATACATTAGATGGAAATTATGATATTACAGCAGCAGACACAACAACAATAGCAGCAGTAATGCCATCAACAGGATATTTTTCATATACAACTATGAAATTAGTTAATGATAGTACAATTATAATTGGTGGTGGATATAATAGTAAGGCATATATAACAACAGTTTCATTTAATGGTAGTTATGAAACAACACAAATAGAAAGCCACGAGATTGTTAGTGCAACTACTACCACGGTAGGAGTTTCTGCAATAGATGAAACACATTATTTTGTAACTATGGAATTAGGAAACAGCGATACTAGAGCTTATTCTGTTAGCGCTGATTCAAGTTATGAAAATATGGCTAATATGGCTTTGTTAGCAATCAATACATCTAATTCTAGTTATGCTAGAAACATAGAACTTGATGTTGGCAGGTTTGTTTGTCAATATCAATTAGATGGCAATAAAGACCAGTTGGCTACATTCAGTGTTGAGGGATGGGACCCAGAATCAGGAACAAATTTTAAACTTAATATAAGTGATACATTTAAAGAAGTCCCCAATATGAAAATTAACATAGGTGATAGCTGGAAAGAGGTTACCGCTGGAAAAGTTAACATAGGAGACACATGGAAGGATATATTCTAATATGAAATTAAGCGTTGTACTCATTGTAAAAGATGAAGAAAAGATGCTAGAGAGGTGTTTAGAATCAGTCAAAGAGGCAGATGAAATTATAATCTGTGATACTGGTTCAAAAGACGGGACAATAGAAATAGCAAAAAAATATACAGACAAGGTATTTACAGACTATAAGTGGGAAGACCATTATGCTAATGCCAGAAATCACGCTAAAAGTAAAGCTACAGGAGAATGGATATTATCCATAGATGCAGATGAATATTTAGAAGAAGATGGTATTAGAAAGGTTAAAGATATAATATCTCAGACAAAGAAGAATGTTATAAATGTAGAGATGTTTCCACATGGTAAGGGAGTTAAAGAATTTACATTCCCTAGAATATTTAAAAACATAGATAGTATAAAGTGGGAAGGAAGAATACATAACTACATAAACGATACAGATTCAGATGATTGTAATGTAAAGATAACATATGCTTATAGCCCAGCACACGCAGCAGACCCACACAGGTCACTAAGGATGCTTATACAGGCAGTTAAAGAAGAGGGTGATGATAGTCGCAGAAATGTCTACTATCTAGGAAGAGAATACCATTTCAAAAAGATATATGAGATGGCAATATATTACTTAAAGATATATGTAGAACGTTCAATTTTCAATATGGAGAAAGCAGATGCTTATTATTTACTAGGACAAGCATACTTTCAATTAAGTAGAATAGAAGAAGCTAAGGATGCCACACTACAATCAATTAAACTAAATCCTAATTTCAAAGCACCACTACAATTAATGGCTGACTTATCAGGACCAACAGATAAAAAGATATGGCTTAAATTTAAGAAAGCCGCTAACAATAAATATACATTATTTACAAGATAAAAATATGACAAAAGCAGAAATGGTAACAAAGGTAAGACTACTATTAGATGAGGTAGGTACATCTCAGTACACATCAGCTAATATATTAATCGCCTTAAACAGCTATTATGATGATTTAATCACAATGGCTATACAAGAGAGTGGAGAATGGGAGTGTCAAGGTGAGGTTGCTACCGCTAATCTGGTCGCATCTCAGCAAGAATATACACTACCTACAGATTTACTTTCTATTAAAAGAGTAGAAGCAAACTATACTGGTAACGACCAGGGATGGACAAACTTACCAGTATTAGACATGAGGAATTTAGAGTCTCCATTATCTAACGACACAATAGATGGTAGCTCTTATTACTGTAGGATATATGACAACTCTATATTTCTACAAAACCCAGTAGAGACAGCTGTATCAAGTGGACTTAAAGTTTATTATAGTAATGAAGCTACAGCATTATCAGCAGATGCAGATACACCTAATCTACCAAATCAATTACATATTGGTTTAGTTTATGGTGCTTGTATGGATTATTCTATGCAAAAAGAACAACATAAAAGAGTTAAGATGTTTAAGGAACTATATGATGAGATACAGGGTAAGACAATAAAATATTATACAAATAGACTTGTCGCTGTAAGACCACAACTTAAACCTCATACAGAAAGGATGGATTAATATGCCAAATATAACTATAAATGCTAAAGACTTTTTAATTGGAGAATCAGTAACAGAGTTCTCTCCTAATGGTGGTTATAGTCCAACTAGCGACAGTATAAATTTATTAGCAGAAGTAGGACTATTAAAACCAGGACCAGCATACACAGACCTATCAGGAACAATAACTGGTAATATTCTTGCTATGAATCAAGATGACACAGCTACATTAGCAGAAGAACTAATAATGGTAGGAGAAGGTACAGGAGCAGCAGGAGCTACATTTTATAGATGGGAAAATAGTGCAGCAGCACCAGTATTAAAACAATCCGACACAGGAACAGCCAGAACATATAGCAGTAAATATACAGACATACAAAGATTTAATGGTAATGTATTCGCTTCATCAAGATATGATATAGCTAAAATAGATGCAGCAGCTATGTCTTCAATAGACCCTGACTGGTGGAGTACAACAGCCACAGGACTATTACAATCATCAAATCATAGATTTTTAGTATATGATAAAAAATTATTTGTGACAGACCAATATAAATTACATTATTGGGATGGTAGTGCAATAACACTAGATGTATTAGATTTATCAGGAGTAGAATTAAATGAAATTACAGACATAGCAGTTAATGAATCTACTGGAGACATGCTTATAGCAGCACAACCTAATGTAACACAAGGAATAAGACAAAATTCTAAGATATATATATGGGATGGAACAAGTACAATACCTAATAGAGTAATACATACTAATGGATTTATATCATCATTCTTTACTCATGGTGGAACTACATATGTATTCTATGATGATATGTTTGGATACTTTAATGGTTCTGGAATAACAGCATTAAAGAAACTGGATATAGAGCAAACACATGATGACTATGTATATAAACAAAAGGTAACATCAGTAGGAGATACAATTTACATAACAGAAACAGATAAAATATTAGCATTTGGACCATTATATCCAGGTGGTAGTAATGTTTTTTATCACGTATATAATCAGAATAATAATACAGCAGGAGCTACTGGAAACATAACAGCAATAAGAGCGTATGCAAACAATAGTATAGCAGTAGGTTCTAAAGTAAAGAAATTTGGTAAGTTTACTTCAGACGCCTCAGATGCACCAGACTCAACATTTGTTTCTAACACATACTACTTACCAGAGAATTCACTTATAACTAAAGTAGATGTATTATTAGAAGGAGCTATGGTTTCTGGAGATAATATTAACTTTAAAGTATACTATTCTGACGCACCAGATACATCTGTAAGCTTAGGTGGGTTTACATATTCTATAGATGGAGCAATATCACAGAGAACATTCCAACACTTAGATAAGAAATCTGCATCTATTAAGATAGAAGCTGAATGGGCTGCTGGAGAAACTGGTATTAGACAGATTAAAATATATTATGAAAAGGTAGAAGAAAACTTATGATAGAAGAAGAATACAAAAGACATAATCATAATGGTGTTGACTCACAGTTAATATCTATTTATGATTTAATAGGAATGGTAGAAACTGTAGAATCAGTAACTGGTCCCACATATACACCTAAAAGGTTTAATCAACAAATTAAAATACATAGAGACGGTGCAACAGCAAACTTATATATCTATGATAATAAAAATGCTGCTTGGTATAAGAATACATTAACCGCAGCTTAAAATAATTAATATAAAAATATGGTAGACACACATGAAATACAAAGTGGGGACACACTTTCTAGTATAGCTCAGAGTTCTGGGTTATCGCAAGAACAACTAATGCAGTTTAATCCTAATATAACAAATCCTAACCTGATATTTGCAGGTCAGTCTTTGAATCTTGGAAGTTTAGCACCTGATAGAGATACTAATCTTGACCCATCTATAGGCACAGACAATAGACTTGGCTTAGTAGATGATGGAATAGATAGTGCAAGAACAACAGCATTATCAGAATTTGCTGGAACTGAGATAGAAAGACAACAAGCGAGATTACTAGAAAATCAACAGTCAGACCTAGAGACAAGAAGGGTTACAGAAGAATCAGAAAGAGACACAGCTTTGTTAGATGTAGGTCGTAGACCAGATGAAGAAAGAGCGTCAGTGTTAGGAAGATTAGAAGAAGAACAAGACTTAAGAGCGAAGAAAGATGCACTAGATGAAATAGATAGCAGGATGAAGAGATTACAAGCATCACACGCAGCAGGTAGAAATGCACTAATAGGCGACTCTGAAACAATGAGATTATTTAGAGGTAAAGAAGCTGAACTAAATAGACAATATAATGCTGACCTAAATTTACTCTTATTAGAATCTGACACATTACAAAAGAATTATAATGCTGCACAGTCAACAGTGAATACATTTTTCACACAAGAAATGGCAGACATATCAGAAGAAATAGCTAGAAGACAAAAGATAGCAGATATGGAAGAAGCAGATGTTGTTAATTTAGATGCTGAACAAAAACAATTCAATGTAGATAGAATGAATTTCCTTAGTAATATGAATACTCAGAATAAAGCAGAATTAACACAGAAACAAGCTCTTATTATTGATGCTGCTAAGTTTGGAATTAGCTTTTCTGATGCAGGATTATCACTACAAGATGATTATGCTACAATGGTAGAAAAATTATCTCCTATGATTTCCACAGAGGCTAACAGAAGACAAGTAGACTCTGAAAGAAGTGATTTACAATTAGTAGATGATGATGGAGACTTTTCAACTTTTGACCCAGCAACAGGACAATTATTACCAGCACAAACAGCAGTAACAAGAACAGATAGAAACTTTAATCCTATAGCAATATCTACAGCAAGACCAGAGTGGCAAGATGCTCTCACAGAAGCTGGATTTAATTTCGGAGTAGAAGAAGGTAGGGATTTTGGTGGAGGATTAGCAACAATTAACTTTGGTTCAGCAGAACAAGGATTAGAAGCATCTAAGTTTATACTTGGTAAAGAAATAATAGACAATGCTGGTGGTGACATATCACCATTCTACTGGTATAAGAATCACACAGGACAAGAGATATTAGATGATTATGATATTAATTCACCACAAGAATTTGGAGCATTACCAGACGCTATAAAAGACCAAATTGTAAAAGATATATATTCTAATGAACAACCTGGAGGAAGATTGTTCTCAGAAGAAATAAGCGGTGAAGAAGAAGAAAACGAGGTATTAAGAAATGCAATATCATCTCTCCCAGCTGGACAACAATCAGCAGCATTTTCATCTATTGCAATATTTAAAAATGCTAAAAAGTTAATGGAACTATTAGACGATGGAGTAGAGACTGGTCCATTAAAAGGATTAGGAGTTTCTGGTGTTGAGGTTTTAGGCTTTCCAATAGTTCCAGGAACAAGACATAGAGGTACAAGTACTACAGAGGAAAATGAATTTGTTGCAATGTCAACAGCAATAGCAGCTAACTTTGTTAAATCTATTTCTGGAGTAGCTGTATCAACAAAAGAAATGGCTAGATTGAAAAAAGCATTACCATCAATATCGGATACAAAAGAAGTAAATATAGATAATCTAAGAATACTTACAGAAGGAATTAAAAATCAATATCAATTACAACTTGGTATAAACTTTGATGACTTTCCTAATGCTATACCTAATCTTGAGAATACTAGCGAAGACTCTGGCGATATATTAAACAACTTATTACAACAATATGGCATTAACTAGACAACAAATAGCACAGAATGTGCAAAAATTAAAGAAGGCTGGTGTGCCAGATGCTAAGATAAAACAATATCTACAGAGTGCAACCAAAGAACTTCCAACTAAAAAAAGAAAGAAATCTGTTCTTGAAACTACAAGTGATATAGGTGAAAAGTTTTTCTTAAGTCCCTTGTCTAAATTCTTTGGTATAAAACAAGCTACTGAATTTGTAGGTGAACAAGGTAAAAGAATAGGAACATCACTAGCACAGTTTGACCCAATAGTTAGAGAACAAATATCTAAATCACCAGAAGCATTTGAGAATATTACTGGACAAGATATTAGTGCTAAAAAAGAAGTGGGTAAAGTGGCAGGAGAGGCATTGACAACTGCTGCAAGTATAGCACCATTTGCAACTGGATTTGCTGGAGCAAGTGTTGCATCTAAATTAAGTAAACCAGCACAGATTGGTTTAAAGGGTGCAGGAATAGGAGCTACTAGAGGTGCAGGAGAAGCATTACAGGAAGGTGAAGACTTTAAAAGTGTAGCTACCAAAGCAATTACATCTGGTGCAATATCTGGAGCAACATCATTTCTATTATCTACCATAGCAGGAAAAGCATCTAAAACATTTCAGAAGAAAGGTGAGACACTTACTGCAAGAGCACTACAACCAAGTAAAACAAGAGTAGCATCTGACCTTAGAAAAGGAGCAGAGTCTTTTGCTAGTAAGGTTAATAGAGAAGGTTATAAAGGAAGTATAGATAAGATATTTGTTAAATCTGTAGCAAACAAAAAATCGCTAGGAACAGCGATTGGTGAAACACTTAAAACAAGCAAAAATATAGTAAATAAATCAGATGTGGTTAAACAATTTGAGACAGCATTTGATGATGAGATAGCAGTATCATTACTTAAGAAAAGTGAAGTCAATGCTATAAAGAGTGTTATAGATAAGATACCTGCTAAAATGTCAGTAGCTGATGCTAATAGATATAAAATATTATTCTCAGAGAAGATACCTAAATCAGCTTGGGTTCAAGGAACAAGTGCAGCAGACAGTTTTAGAGCTAAATTATTTAAAGGAATTAGTGGTGGATTTAGAAAAGAGATAGAAAAATCTATCCCTACAATATCTACATTAAATGAGAAATGGGCAATAGCTAATGACGTAGCTAATGTATCTTCTAACTCTGTGGCTAATAAGATACTTAGTGGTGGATTAGCAGAAGAAATAAAGCATGGTCCATTGGCAACAGCAGTGTCATTAATAACAGCACCTGGAACAAGCGTAGCTAATAGGACTGGAAGAGCACAACTCTATACCAAGTTAGCTGGATTTAGTAAAAATGATTTAATAAAGAGAATAACAGATTTACTTATTCTTCGTTCTCAATAATATCTGGTATAGTACTTACCGAGTTATTCTGTTTTTTAATTATTACTATAAGCAATATAATTATTAGTATTTTTATGAACATATTGTTTTAATACATCACTGTGACTCACACGAGCTCACTGGTGAGGTTTATATATAAAAGATGACTATTCGTTAGTTGTCTTTTTTGTTAGGCTTAAAACGTCACTATAACTTAATTCTATATAGTCAAGAGGATTAAGGTTATTGCGACGACATAAATCTATAAGGGAACTATCTAGGAGGCTATATTTTTCTGGAGGGATTTCCATGTCAAGAACATAATTAGAATTACTCATCATCTGATATGTTCTTCTTTTGTTTGTGTGAAGCTCTGCTAGAAAATGATTAAAGGTTGTATCGTCTGGGTCTAGTTCATACATCCCTTCAAATTCCCCCTCATCATATATATCTTTTAGTTGGTTAAGGGCGATACCTAATGCTAACTTAGCCTCATTTAATATGGACTTAAATCTTATAGCTTCGGACTGTAGTTTGTATAATCTCTCCCCAAGCTCCTTCATTTGTTTGTTAGTTTAATTCTAGCTAGGTCTCCAGCATCTAATAGCAACTGGTCTAGTCCTTCAGTTGTAGGGTAATATTTACCTTCATCATTCTCAAGATAGCCCTTCACAACGAGGGCTTTTATTCTATCATTGATAGCAATATGAGATATGTCTTTCGCCACAACATCTCTTATAACTCTTATAGATGGTGAGTCTTTATGTTGATTATAATAATTCACTATAACATTAAGAACTTGTTTTTGTTTGGGGGTGAGTCTATTTAGCATTGTGTTTTTCCTTCCATTTATTTAAAATTATATCGAACGCATCTGGTGTTATTCCGTGTGTTGTCTGCATATGTACAAGAAACTCGGGTGTAAACATATAGAAAGCCTTAAATGGAAATATAGTACCTGGATTTTTTCTTGTTACTCCATCAGGAAATTTCTTCTTACACATATGACACTTCTTCATTTCAGTAAACATTTTCCAAAGACTAATAGTGTTGTTGTTAAACTCACCGTCATTATATTTTTTCATGAATTGCTTTTTTGATAGCATACTTTAATTTCCTTTCATTATATTTAAAATCTAAATGTTTCTTTAGTCCATTGTTTTCTAGTGATTTCTTCTTGAGATATCTAGTATTAGTAGGGTAAGCCTTCTTATACCAGTCTCCTGCTTCAATAGGATTCTTGTGCCACCAATGGAGATGACAGAAGAAACAGAGAGCCTTCAAATTTCTGGGCATCCATTTCATATGAGGATAACCACCTTTAGGATAAATATGAGACGCATGTAATTTCTTTGTATTACCACACTTAAGACATTTACCGTCTCTTACTACTACTAGCTGATGTAGTAGCTTTTTTAGTTTGTTTATTTCTGTTTTGGTCATAGTAATCTATATATCTTAATAATTTATCTATACATTTAGGACATATATTATAATCATTATAAAATACATCTATATGTGTCTTAACTTTAATCTCATCTACTACTGTAGCTTTATTCATGTGATATATTTTATAGTTATTACACCTATAGAAGTCTTTAGGCATATATTTTATATCACTATAATTTATAGCCTCATACCCTAAATGTTTATCACATATATAACATCTAATTTTATTTAGCTTGGTCATATACTTTCTTTTTAATTTTACTTGTGCTTTGTTTAGAACAATAATCTATCTTGACAAGTTTAACTTTATATCTCTTAGCAGCTGCTTTCTCTACAGATTCAAACCCATCACCAGAAAACATAACATCTATCTTATGTGCCTTAAGGTTACTAGCAGGGTTTAGACTGTGTTGTTTCGCTACAACCAATGATAGACCAGAGTGAAGTATTATTTCATCTCTTTCTCTCCAAGGTATTATAGGCGGTTGTCCTTTATATTTCTTTATAGCTCCATCACTAAGAAGACCTATAACTAATACATCACAAAGCTTGTGACACTGTTCTATGGCTCTTAGGTGTCCAACGTGGAAGAGGTCTCCTGTAAATGGTAGGTATCCTATTGTCATATATTATTAAATAATTTATTAAATATACTGTGAGTGTAATTTAGTAATAGATTCTTTTCAACATCAGTTTCGTGTGTTACTATACCCTCTTTACACGGACATAATATTTCTACAACATTACACTTCTCTATACCATCACATTTAGAATAAGATGGTTCTATGTCTGATAGACAGTATTCTTCTATTTCTGGTGCAATATGAAACTCTCTCATAACAAATGAATTAGGATTGAATACAGTATTTTTTATTAATTTCTTCCTAGCATTATGTAATAGTTTAGCTTTAACATATGTTGTTTTACCACCACTATTATTTGTTTTAACCACATTCATTGTAGCTATATCCTTAATATCTCTATCTACTAGAACAAGATTATCCTCATCATAAAATTCTTTATAGACTATTTTTTTTCCACAATTTGTACATTTCATATATTTGTATACCTTTCTGATTTCTTAGCTCTAGTTTCTAGTGCTTTTATATCTACTTTTTCTAATATATTTTTATAATCTATTCCTAAGTCTAAAAATAATTTATCAAATTCTTCTATGTTTTGTGCTTTCATCATAATACCACAAGCAATTCCATGAGGTATGTTATGTTTTTCTGTAAGGTAATAAGACATAGCATGATTTTTAGATGTTGCTGTTATTTCTATAGCCCTTCCTGCATAATTTGATGCCTCCAACATATCTTTACCACATATTCCTTCATGACAGAATAATTTACCATATCTTTCAATAATATCTATAGCCATATAAGAATACATAGTAGATTGTGGCGTCTTTTTAGGAGACCATAACGATTCTATAGCATGACAATAAGCATCTAGTACCCCTGAAACTCTACCCATATAATCAAGAGATTCTAAGTGTTTAGGTATAAGTGCATATTCATCTGGTGGGTCTACCTTATAAGTTATCTTCTTTCCATTAGTAGTTAAGACAGCATAACTTGTTACCTCACTACCAGTACCAGCTGTTGTAGGGATAGCTGTATGATATAGTCCTAGTTTTGTAGCGACATATTTACACACATCTATGGTGCTACCACCACCACAAGATATTATCTCATCAAACTTTCTCTTACCTTCCTTATCTTTTTTACTAAATCTTGCAACCATTTTCTCTGCAAAATCTAGGGTAGGGTTAGCAGGTACATCCCTGTGTGTTATAAAATTAGTTTCTTGCTTTTTCATATTATTTAATAAATAATTCATAAAATCCAAAGAATATAACCAACATAAACATTATCAAACCTATGCTTGGTTTCTCATCTCCCTTGTATTGTTCTATACTAATCATTCCCCAAAATACTAAATACCATATTATAAATTTCATATTATTTTATTTTATTTCTAAAGTTTTTTACTATTTGTTTAGGCGTCAATGGTATTCTTCCTAGGTCATCCCTACAACCTTTGTCTACAAATATAGTCTCTGTATTAGGGAACAGTTCTGGAAAGTATGTTGTCTCTTGTCCTCCAGTAGAATCATAAGAGTTATTATTTAATACATAATGTCTTAGATTTTTATGGTTTAGTTTATAGTGTTTCATTGTAGCGATAGCTCCCATTTGCATTAGGGCAGCACCATCACCATCAATCACAACAACCTCTTTATCTGTCGCAAGAGCAACTCCTATACCTATAGGGAGAGCATGTCCCATACTACCCATCATATAGAAGTCATTAGGTTCTTCTCCTCTCTTAATTCTAAGTTCATATAGTTCCCTAGAAATCTTACCAGTAGTAGATATTACAAGGGCATCACCTATCTCATCTAGTATATTATTTATAGCGTCTTCTCTAGTCATAAAGTTCTATTCTTTTTTAAGATTATTTTAGCAGGTTCAAAGTCTTTAAGTATTTCACAGTTAGGAAGGATACAATGTCCTCCTAGCTTACCTTCCATATGTAAATACAAAGGTCTCTTAACGTGACCCATACCTAATTTACTATAACCTGCATTATATGTTAGACCGAAATGATTGTATACCATATTGTAATCTACATCATGGTCTTCACAATACTCGTGCAACCATTTCTCAAAGAGTAAGTTCCAACCATAGTTAGTAGTACTCATCATCTTTCCTACCTCTGTAATCCTTGAATCTTTAAAACACTTAGTCTTTAGCCCTAATTTAGAGAATATATTAGCTGCCATTCTAGCGTGCGTTCCACCAAAGTACTTGACAAAAGTTCTAATTCCTTTCTCTAGGTGAGGGTGTACTCCTCTTACTGGACTATGCACTGCAATATCTCCTATCCTTTCTGTTGTACCTATGTCTACAGTTGAATGAATGATACATAACTTAGCACCAGTTTGTATTATATATTTATTAACATTGTCTACAAATTTACTATTGTATCCAAAACATATGTGTAGTATGTCTGCTTTAGACACATCATCCATATAATCCATGTGTTCTACTCCTCCCAGAACCTTGTCTATAGCCTTACCTATTTCTCCGTAACCTATTATTAAATGCTTCATAGAATTTTTGCCTTAATATTAAAGATACTTAACAGCTTATGTATATTCTCTCCCATAACTTGATGCTGAGGACAATCACTTCTAATACTTATAACCCAATCTATTGGTATATCATAAGGTATTACAAGGGATGTTAATGCGTTCATAGCATTACAAAACCCATCACTCTGCATAAATACAGTAGCTGTCTCTCCTGTCGCTAGGTAATGACCCGCTGCCATACCTACAGCATGACCTTCATTACAGGCTATGATGTAGTCTTTGTCTTTAAGCCAATCTTTAAGCTTACTATCTGGTACTCCTGTTATCATACTTTTATTTGTTTAGTTTCTTTTGATACCTTACTATATATAAAATCGATATATAAATCTATTCTTCTTATTGTTTCCCATTTACCTAATATTTCAGCTATTTCTTCTGGTGACGGACTGTTCTCTTGAGCAGACAATGCTGTTCTAACTGAATGGAAAATATCTCTATTTGTAAATATCTTTAGACCCATAATAATTTTATCATCAACAGCCTCAAATAGTGCTTTCCTAATATTATCTTTTTTCCAATTACCCATATGTTCTTTAACTTTATATAGATATATTTTAGAAGCTCTTAAAGCATCTATAATTTTAAACAAGTCTATTTCATACATAAATTGGTCTGCTTTACTCATACACTTTTAGTTAATTTTAATAAATCTTTTACATCTATTACTTGTGAGTTTACTACCTTATTATTTCCAGCGTCATATATATCATAGGCTATTCTTTGCATAGCTAATAGTGAACCCCTTAGTAAATGGTTAGCATGAATAATTATATTAAAACCAAAATCTCTTAGTTCATCATCATCAATGTGATTATATGTTGTAGGGACACACACAAATGGAACGTTTGGATATTTATCTTTGAATCTTCCTGCAAATTCTAATACTTCATCGCCTACTTTAACCTTAGAGTGAATCATAATACCATCTGCTCCTGCGTTTATAAATCTAGTAGCCCTTCTCATAGCTTCATCCATACTATGTCCTGCTATAAGAGACTCTAGTCTCGCTATAATCATTATATTATTAGCTACAGCCTTACCTGCTTTAATTTTCTCACAGAATTTAGATACTTTTTCTAGTTGATGTTTACCTTTAATAGCTAGAGAGTTTACTTTGGGAAATGCTTTGTCTTCTATGATTACAGCGTCTACCCCTTCTCTCTCTAACTGTTTTACCCAATAAGGGAAGTGATTGACCTGTCCTCCAGTGTCTCCATCAACAATTATAATCTTATTAGAGATGTTTATTATCTCTCTAATCTTATCTAGTCTCATATCCATAGTAACTAACTCTGTATCTGGTAGACCACGAGAAGCACTGTCTGTCAATGAGCTCTCCCAAATACCATCAAACTTAGAATCATCTACTACCTTAGCAGACAATCCACTGTGAGCTTCAAGGATTCTTATATATCCTTTCCCCTCAATCTCTTTAATTATTCTATTCATATAAGTAAAATTTACTCTTAGGATTACAGAATTGACATAATCCCTTTGGTTTTTTAATCTTAAATTTATCTTTAATCTTTATCCATATAGGTATTTCACACCAATATTCTTTATTACTTTCTTTACCATATGGAGAATACTCAGAGAAACATCTTTTACAGTTGTTGTTTGTCTGCATATGTCTTAAATCCTTTCTCTCTTAATAGCTCAAATGCTATTTGTTTATAATTAACTAAATCTCTGTATTGGTCTTTGTCATCTGCTATTATACTTATATGAGGTTCTACTGCCATTAATTTATATCCCTCCCTCTTAGCAACATAGCTTAGATAAAGGTCTTCTACCTTATTAAATGCTTTAGGTATTTTATATAGTTCAGGGTTGTCATCAAATATTTTCTTACTTACTATGCAACCACCTGTTCCCACATAATCTACTTCTACCCCGTAGTAATTATATGTTGAAGGGATAGAATGCCAATAGCTTTCTTGTTGAAACCTTCTAGTGAACCATCCAAGTAAATGTTTAGGATGTTTTTTATATTCACTCCACATATATTCTACAAAGTCTTCTTCTAAATTTTCATCATCATCTATAAATATTATAGCCTCACCTTTAGCCTCTTTAACCAGCCAGAACCTAGCTTGACTTCCATTATTCTTTATGGTATTATCCCATACTAGAAATTCAAAATCTTTAAAGGTTTGATTCTCTAGCTGTTTTCTAATGAGTGGTAGCCTTTCTGGTCTACTGAAAGACGCTAGGCAAATACTAATCTTCATACCATGCACATTTAATTGATAATTTTATATATTCTGGTAAAAATTTTCTACAAAGGTCAAGTCCAAGATATGCCCACATCCAATCTTCATGCTTCCAGCAGTATTCTTTATTTAATATATTACAACACCTCTTGTAATGATTCAATACACGCCAATTATCTTTAGTCATTTTACCATTAAACCAAGATATTATCTCATCTATTTTATCATTTGGTATTGTCTCCATTGGTATGAATTCCTGCATAATTGTTTACATCTCCCTTATAAATTATTTTACTTTCTTCTATCTTTCTGTTATAATAGTCTGGGTTAGTTTCTTCCTGTCCTTCGCTTGTATCCATATGTTTAACGTGTATATCCTCTATATATCCACTCCTACAGTGAGAACTTGTACAGAAGAAGTAATCCCATCCAGACGATAAGTCAAGGTTAGGGAACATTTCACTATAATTATCAGCACTTGTCAACATACACATACCTCCTACATGAGCTGACCTTCCCACAGTAACACCTTCTTCAACACACATTTCTAGTCTAGGTGCTCCACCCTCTCCATTACATACCCCTTCTACAAAGGGAGATACTATCCAATTAGCTCCTAGCTTTTTATATGCCTCCACCATATCTTTTAACCAGTTCTTATGAGGGAATTCTACGTCATTATCGAGCTTCAACACAAGGTCATATCCTTCGAAGAATTTAGTCTCTGTTAATATCGTGTTAATTCCCTGCCACAATCCTTTGTTATCGGGGGAAAAAAATAAGCCCGCGAAAGATTGTGTCTTAAGCCACTCTCGTGTTCCATCTTTAGACCCATTATCTAATACATAATGGTCGTAGTCCATTCCAGCGGTTTCTTTTAACGCTTTAAATGTCCGTTTAGTATAGTCTATTCTATCCCTTGTCATGGTAAAGATTGCTATTTTCATTGTGTTTTGTTTAAATATTTTTTTATTTGCTTATCTAACATATCTTTATATTCTTCATCAGTATAATCAGTAGTAGTCGAAATAGGTTCTGACTTCTTATAGTCTGAAACCTTCATATCTCCTCTAAAAGGTATACTTATTCTTTCTTCAGTATTCACTAGTTCAAAACCATCAACCAACATTCCAGTAAAATCTACAAACCTAAGATGAATCAATTTAAAATCACTACTCACTAATTCTTTTATTATTTTCATTATGTTTTAATATAAATATTTCCAATTATTTTCTCATACTTATTTTCATTGTTCCCAAAATGCATATCAAGTAATATTTTCATTATATCTTCCTTAGTATTTCTCATGCTTATTGGTATACCCATATACATAAATATTATACCAGAGCCCTTCATTATAGAATTTATTTCATCTATATGTCTTAAATAATCTCTATCTTTAATGTTTTTCATGTTGTTCTTACGTTAGGTGAATATTTAATGTCTTTGTAGGAGTACTCATCATTTCCTACTGGAGTTCTCCAATCTCCATATCTCTCACTTAAAAACCAGTCTATGTCATAGGGTGCTTTATATTTAACACCATAAAATTCTATGTCTGTAAACTTATCAAATAACTTTTCTGGATATAGATAAATAAGTCTTCCCATATCCCCATAATTACATACCTTATCTCCCATATGCATCATTCTCATTATGTCTATGTGATTATTACCTCTCTTAAAGCAACCACCATGATGTTCTGCCGTCTTAGTGTAGCCAGAAGTAAAACTATCTACTGAGTTAGCAAACTGAATGTCTACTTCTTTAGTGAGTTCAAATCCTTTAGCTATCATCTTAGCCTTTATCTCATCCCACTTATGGAAGTATTTATCCATAATCATTACATCTATATCATGTTCATCCCCCTCCACAAATCCATTGTCCCTATAAGCACCTAATAATGTACCATCAGCTAACATAAAGGGAACTTTAATCCAGTCCATTATCTTTCTGAAGTCTGTTAGGTTATTTAATGCTTGTTCTTTAACTTTCCCATGTCCAACATCCATACTTTTTATATAATTGTTTAATTGACTCTCTTAGTTTTTTATGTCCTGCCTTATCTCTGTTAGAGAATTTAATATCTCCTAGATGAGCTGACACCACTGCCTTGTTAACAAGTATGTGGTCGCTGTGTCCATACTCTCCGTTACTATCGTGAGTTGTTATGGTGTCTTTTATGTTTACATTTAACCTTATCCAGTTAGTTAGCTCTCTAAATTGTTTTTTATACTCCCCTTCTTTCTTAGGGTCTCTCCAAAAGTTAGTCTCGAAGAAATCTAGGTACTCTATTTTGTTTTTTAGTGGGTGTTTTTCTTGCATCTTTAGCCTACCCTTAACAATATCAGGTCTATCTTCTCTATAAGTATAGACTATAATTATTCTGTCATATATATATGGGTCAAACCATATTACTTCATCATCTGGATGTGCTACTATTAGTACTCTGTTACTCATATGACACCACCTCGCTTTCTAATCTTTTTTATACTACTTTTCATATTTTAATATATAATATCCGACTCCATTAGTAACCTTATGGTTTACTACTTTAAAGTCGTTCTTAATAAATAATCTCATTGATGGAACATTACCATCTACTATTTTAGCTATAAGTTCATAGTGCATAGCCTTAGCAAAAGATATAGCTATATTTGCCAACCCTAATCCCCTATAATCTTTATCTATTTTTATTGCTATCTCTTTATATTTATCTACTCTTACATCACCAACCATTTTCATATTATAAAAAATAACATATATATCAGCATAATGTTTATCTAACCATTTCAAATGTTCTTTCCATTTAATTTTATCTTTACTAGCGATAGACCATTTACGAACATCTTTATCATTTTTCAAGTTAAACAGAAATTTATCCATTGACATGGTTCTTTCTTTTTGTACTTGTAATAAATCTATATTAGTTCTCATATATTTTAAATTTACTTAAATCTTTGTAACCTTGTTTTGTATTATCTAAATCTTTATTACTCCTTTGGTCTATTGTAGAGAATAATTGTATTCCCTTTATAGCTTGGTCGGGAGTCATATACATATTGTAACCTAGCATATCAAAGTTATCTTTCTCTAGTGGACACTCTCTCCTACCATCAAATCTGAGCCGTTTAAGAGCCTTGTAAGCCTTCTTATCATCTGTAAGTATCATTCCACCTCTACCTATAGGTAATAACTTCTTCATATGAAATGAGAGACAATGTAATCCACCTTTATACATTCCCTTTCTAAATCTTAATGCTCCATCCCACACACCATAGGGTTTAATCTCGTAGACACCTTTCCATTTTCTATCATCAAATCTTACTACACCACCTGAGTGGATTATAGAACAAGGAACTGATGGGTATGTATGTTTAGGAATCCAAGCATATGTAGACTTACTAATCCCCTTGTAAATAAGAGATAAAAAAATAGCAGAACTACAAGACTCTACTGCCACAGCATACTTAGACCCAGCAAACTTTGCTATTTGCTTTTCAAATTCATCTACTACTTTGTAGGGATTATATTTTTTCATATATTTGGGTAAACCTTGGTTCTTCTAAAATGACACATCATTACCTCATATGAGCCATCATAAAGTTTTCCTTCATTATATTTTAAATTACTAAAATCAAATTGACTTATGGTTTGGTTGTGTGTGTAAACTATATTACAATTAGCATTGACTGTTGCTGTGAACTCATGCTCAACCCAAGCTGTTATTTTCTCTCCACTCATTATTTTTTCCCAACCCTTATGTTTTTTAAACAAGTTATTTACTTTATCACTGTTTTTATATACAGCCCAAGCTCCCATTATATAATTATGGTGATTACTCCATATATCATATTCCTCTGGTTCAAACTTGTCTACATCTCCATAAACACAATCAAAATCAGTATGACCCCAATGAGTATATCCTTTAATTTCTTTAGCATATAGGAGACCTAATGCTGGTCTAAAATCCCATACCTTTCCTGTACCCTCTACAATATTACATTCTATTCCTAAAATATCTTTAACTCTTTTCTTAAATCCATCTAGGTTTTGGTCTATAATATAATCATAGTTGAGGTGTTCCATATTTTTCTTCCATCCCTCTATCCAAGTTGGTAACTCTCCGAAATATGGCAGTAGAAATATCTTCTTATTTTTCATATTTATCTTTTACTATTTGTTTAAGTTCTTCATATTTTACTGGGTCTGGCATAGCTAATCTTGATTCACTTTGAAATATTATACTTCTACACCATACACCTGTTTTGTTGTGCTTCAACATTGTAAGCCATAAGTCCCAGTCTTGAAATCTCTCTATCCTCTCATCAAATCCCCCAACCTCTACAAAATCTTTCTTCCTTACTAGACACATGGTAGATATATAGTTGTGGTCTTCTAATA